ACGCTGCGTAGATGTCTGGATGGCCCAGCCACGGCTCGTAATCAATGCCGTAGTCCTCAGCCCACTCTAGGTAGGCCTGATGGGACTCACGGTCCCAGTCTTCAATGTCAATTCTTGAAATCATTTTGTTTCCTCTAATTCATTCCAGAAGTTAAATACTCAGACTATTTCAAATTCATCCATAGTCCTACCTGTGCAAAGGCATAGCCAGTCCAGATCATTCCGTTTGAGATCTCGCCTTTGGTCCACTGGAGGACACCGACGACCAAGTAGCCGAGGCCTGTGGCTGCGACTATGAGTTGCTCAATGCTCATTGATGAACCTCCGACAGCTCATCGAAAATAATCCCAGTGACTTCTATACCCGATAGTTTCTCTTGAACTGGGATGTAGACCCAGCGATCATTTGGGATGTAGTGTCTGGCGGCATATTTCTCGGCCTGTTCTTGGGTGAAGGCTGTGATGCCAATAAGCCCAGTTGCACTCACCACAGGGCCTCCAATGCTTTCCAAAGGATCACACTTGTGACCAATGCCAGCATCAATGCCAGACACAGGCACATGATGGCCAAAGACCAGCCAACGATTTCATCAGGGGTGCTCATAGTAATGCCTCCCCAACTTCCAGCGACCAATCCACAGACTGGGGCTTAGGGTCAAAGTCAGAGGGCAGCAATTGGACACCCTCAGAGTTGAACTGAGGGAACGGCCAGTGAGGGTCATAATGTTCTGTCATAAATCTCCAATGGTGTAGGCACTCGACCCCTAGTGATTACTAGAGAACGCCCAATGCATACACTCTTAAAGATTGTCGGATTGTCTAGTCCACATCTGGCCTAGCGTTCGCCCCGACACCCAGCGTATTAACGTGCTCTGGTCAGCACAGGCCTGCATGATAGCAGACAAAATAAACTAATTGGAAAGGCCCAATGCTAAGGCCCTTCGGGTTAGTCAACTATTGTAGAGCGCCCAATGCTAGGGCGTACTCTCCAAGTGCAGCTCAGCGGCCAGCTCTGAGGCATACTCTCGGGCCTCAGTGTAGCAATAGCTAGCGGATTCGTAGAACGTCATTACGTCAATCCATCCGCCCCCGATAGAGTTGGACCTTTGGACGACTAGGTGACCCCCTAGACCTAAGCCCCTATGCTCAATTCGGACATTGGCCCCGTAGTACGTGGGTTTCATGCTGCAGCCCTTGCAGCCTCTAGAGCAGCCTGCACCCCCTCAGCGTAGGCCATGGCAGCCTCTTTAGTTGGTAAGTCTGCAATGCACTCTACACCCCCAAAGCCTGCATTTTCCGGCCTCTCAGCGTCATAGTGGAGGTACACGGACCAAAAGATTGAAGCCTGCGGATAGTCCCTGCGGGTTTGTTCAATGTCACCCTCAGCGATCCGCTCGCAGCCCCATTCAAACTCAGCCACTGGGTCCACCTCTACATTGTCGAAAAGTGCAAGGGGTGTACCCTCCTGCAGGTACAAGCCAAAAATTGTCATGATGTTAGTCCTATGAGTTGGCCTAGGGCTTGGCCGATAGAGTGCCCACGGATACCCTCTGATCCCAGAGGGCAACCATTGGCAATCGGTAAGGGTTAGGCTGCGAGAGAGACTGGGATAACCCTACGGGCTTGACCCTTGGCGCTATCGACCACGAAGCCGGTTGTATCGTGCTTGGCTGCACCCTTGGCGTATAGGGCCACGACTACGCCTTGCGGGTCCATATGGCGGATATCGCTATCGTCTCCATCGACACACTCAAGGGCTAGGAATGTCGCAGGGATGTCCTCCACGTTACGGAATACCGCAGCGATCCGCATGCCTGCAGCCTTGGCTTGATCGACATAGCGCTGATAAGCAGGGGTGCCACTGTAGGAAAACGTAAGGTCATAGTTGGCCGGTACACCCTTACGGTTTGCCAACTTGGTGTAATCATAGAATTGGATCTCAGGGAATGCAGCCATAAGGTTGGCATGCGTCACCCCGTCGATTGTCACGGGGACCGATTCCCACCGGATATCCGAAGTACCATTAAGCCGGACCAAGGGTGTCATATCGTTAGCCTTGGCCTTACGGATTAGCCCTTGGATATTGCGGGCAACCTGGATCATGAAAGACTCACGATCCGCAAAGAACCACTTGGCCTTATCGATACGGGATTGTTGCACTGAGTTGAATGCACCCCGGCCTGCACTGTAGAGGCATGCCTTAGTGCAGCCTGCAGTCTCAGCCATTGGGCACACTTGGTTGCCCGATATTGTGCTTGGTGCAAGGTAGAGAATGCCAGTCATAAAGCCATACTTTTGGCCCTTGATTGTCTTGGCATTGGTATCGATAGCGAGCAGTTTTTTAGAGCGGATCATGGTGTTGTAGTCCTATGAGTGATGGAATGAGATTGTTTTATATCGGCAAGGGTTGCCACTTGGCAAGGGTCAGGGCGTAGGTTTTTTGCTCTGTTGCTCGTGCGCCTTTTGTTGGGCTTTCCAACGGGCGTTAGTAGCGTCCCAAGCTCTGCGGAAATCTTCATTTTGTTGGGGTGTATTGTGCATTGTGGCCCCCTTAGAGAACGTCAAAGTAGGCCAGTGCAGCCATGGTTAGCGAAAGGGCTATGACAAGGCCTAAGGCATAGTCTAACAGGATTTCCCAGCGTGATGGCTTAGTAGTGAAGATCTGACGATTGAATTGATGCATGATGATCCTTAGGTTAGAAAATGAGAACTACAAAAAACTGTAGCTCTTACCCTTATAGCATAACAGAATCGTGCCAACTCTCGTAAGTCGTTGATTTATAAGACCCCTCCAAAACCCTATCAGGGTAGACCCTTAGAGCTTCGGTACTCTTTCCATGCGAAAACGCACTGATAAATGTAGTACCTGCCCAGGTAACCTAGAGTTGTGAAAAAAAAGCCCCCTGCACTAGTGATAGTGAGGAGGCTATTTGTTGGCTTGATCATGCCAGTGTCTGGACAGGCTTAGGTAGAACCTGTGGATAACTTGTGGATAAGTCTGTGGATAACTTGAGGATAACTTAAGGTGATAAAAAAATCGACTGATCAACAAACTAGGACAGCGCTATCAATTCCATAGCGCACCAGGCGATCCCCTAGTTAGCCCCTAGATCACTACTCACTAGCATCCTGAGCTAATGCTAGCCCATATAAATCAAGCACTTAGCTTGCATTGTGCCAACTTAGTGACACTCTAGGCCCCGCATAGAATATATAAGGGCCACTTGCCCTAGAGCGAGAGAGGCCGAGGGGGGAAGCTGCGATCAACGTATATACGTTAGGGCTTACATATTTTTGTGGTGAACTATTCTGACCCTAGAGTCACACCTAGAGTTCTCTTCAAGCCAACCTAAAGACACACCTGAGGACTCCCTCAAGCCTATCCACCAGGAACCCCTAGCAGACTGTCTTTAGATTATCACTAGACCAACCTAGCGTTATCACTAGGTCTACCTTGAGACATACCTCAAGATCACCCAGAGATCCTATAGATCCTGAGACATACATCAAGTCTGACTTAGAGAGAGACTCTATCATTGTTATCGTTATGGTATCATCTCTCTAGACAACACCTAGAGACAACCTAAGGACAACCCTAGGTATCTATAGTTGTCTTAGAGTAATAACTATACCCTATATGCTAGCCATATAGGCTTATCTAGCTACCCCCCTACCCCCCATAGAGTAAACTATAGAGTGTAGGTTCTGATAGAAGATAGACCCATGATTGACCAGCTAATGACATGCTGAGCACACATGAGGATACCAGCCCAGTCCAAAGACTGGCCCTCAAGTGGACTGTGTGCCCAGATGAAGTTCCCCCCGAAAAGTATGACCTTTCCAATTGGGCAACCTAAGCACGGGACATCCAGGTAGTCTGCTTGGGTCTACTCCCCCTGACACTCTGCATGAACCCCTTGAGTTCCTTGTCGAGTGCCACTGAGCGTACCTCCTGAGCTGCCTTGTTGTTGTCCCTACCCATGCTCTCAGTCCAGTAGGCCACAGCAATAGCCAGGGCATCCAGTCTGTCATCATGGACAATGGCACCACGGTCACGAGTGATCCTGGTCATCTGGTAGAACAGGGAGTACTTGATATCCTTGGCTGTGTCGAAGTCCTTCTGGATCACCCTTTGGTCTACGATCAACCTATGGCTGCTCATGACTGGCTCTAGGGTGTCGATGATACGAGCTTCCTTCTGGGTGGAGTGCTTCACCTCCTCCACGGTACACGGGTAGATCCTGTTCAGGACTGGCTTGAAGAGCTGGGTGAACATACCGTCACCGAAGTTAGCCTCGATAATGATGTACTTGGCTTGGTTCCTCTTGGCTGCATAGGCCAGAGCTTCGAGGGTCTCGATCTCATAGCCACCTGTAAGACCACCCTGCTCTGTCAGGAAGAGGTTCCCTGTGAGGGCTTTGATGCAGGCATACCCAGTCTCGTCCTTACCTCGTCCAGAGGGATCGATCGACATCACTGAGCCTGTGTACTCAGACATATCCTCAGAGTGCCACATGGGGCGGTAGTACCTGTCTCCAGTCAGGGCCACATTGGGGAGGTCATTGAGACACACCTCAGGTGCAGCAGCCCATGCCACCTTCAGGTGACCCATGGTTGGGTTCAGGTTCTGTACCACCAGGTCTGATATCTTCAGGGGGTAGCGGTCACCGTCACTCAGAGACGTATCCAGCATGAACTGAAGGGCAAAGCCTCCCCGTCCATAGGATGCCCTTCGCTCCAACAGGTCATCCTCGTGGAATCGCTTGGGGTCTGTGGGCATCCCTGCTTGGGTGACATCAGCCTCTAGAGCCTTGGTGATCATGGGGGCCAGTCGGCCCTTGTAGCTCTCCACCTTGTTCAGCTCTGGGTAGAGAGCAGGCCAGATGCGGACCTCATAGCCACGCTCAGGGAGCTGGTTGTAGAGGGACATCTCAGTCTGAGGGGTGCCGAGGTAGATGATCCGTCCACCTGGCTTCAGGATAGCGTCGAACTCCTTGACTGCCTCCGAGAGCTTGTCTCGCATCATCTGGGTCAGGGAGTTGTTGGGAACCTCTACGTCATCAGCAATCAGGATGTCGGCACGGGAACCCGTGATCTGACCTGTGATACCCACGGACTTCACCGAGGGACTGTGGTCAGGGGTAGCTGGTCCCACATCAAAGGCGATCACCGAGTCCCTCTGACCATCCTGAGGTTTCAGGTGCTGCAGTGTGGGGATCTCGTTGATCAGCCTCTTGACGAATGTGGAGAAGGCATCAGCTCGTTCCTTGGAGGCCGATACCACCAGGATCTTGAGCTGGGGATTGTTCAGGAGCAGCCAACAGACAAACGCTGAGGTCAGCCATGACTTGCCCACACCACGGAAGGCCTCGATCACAGACCGCCTAGGGCCACCCTGGAGGTACTGGGCGATGTCATACTGAACCGGAGTAGGGTCTGGGAGGTTCAGGTGTTTCCAGATTACATAGG